TACCGCACCTGTTTTGCCGTCAACACTTGTAACGCCATTATTAGCAATAGTCGGGTTACCTGATACACCATCACCGTTAGTAACGGTAATACCAGTACCAGCAGTAATCGTTCTGTTTGTTACGGTCAAAGCACCTGTACGAGTAACGATGCCGTTGCCAGAAGTATCAGGTAACGCCACATCCTTAACAAAGGCTGTAGTAGCGACCTTAGTAGAGTCATCCGTAGAGGATTGTGTCGTAGCAGTCGCAGACCCACCTAGAATTACTGAGTTTGAGAACGTAGCAGTGCCAGAAACACTTAAGCCACCACCTACGGTAAAGCTATCCCCATCAGTACCTGATTGCATATCCTTTAGCTGTGCCATTAGCTCACGGATAGCGTTATTGATACCACTAGGCGCACATCCTTCAGCAATGTTAATTCCACCAATGTCGGTGTTATTAGCCGCAGTTGCGCTGTATTCGCTAACTTTGTTCTTTGGCATGATTATTCCTTACTGACCTAGCAAACCATAAAAACCAGTTCCAAGCGCACCACCTAACGCTGTAGCAGAACCTGATGGCAAAGTTCCAGATACCTTTGGAGCCGCTGTTGATGTTGCCCTTCTAGCTGCAATAACAGGCTTTACTTGGCTTGCTAACGATGCAGCACCCATAGCACCTGCTGAAGCAATATCGCCAGACGCTAAATTACCAGCAGCACCAGTAAATCCTAATTTATTTAATACACTAATAACAGCTCTAGCACCCTCATAGCCCGATCTTGACGGATTTTGAGCTTCAATTGGGACAACTAATTTATTAAGATCAGCCCTTAGTTTTCTGATCGTGTTAATTTGCTCTGCATTAAACAAATCTCTAGTTAAAGCAGAACCCTTACCCATTACTAATTCATCAATAGTTTTGACAATTTTTGATGCTGGCAACATATTTCCTTGGCTATCCCTTGTTAACCTAACAAATGCAGCCTCTTGAAATGTTTTGAAATCATCTGAATCCTTTCCAAACATCTTTTTTAAACGCTGGATAGTTCTTACTGATGATTGAGCTTCTCCTATTGCAGCTTTGCCGTAAAGCAAATTCATTACTTCGCTAGGTTGCAAATCTTTTTCTACAATCGTTCTAATGACTTTTGCAGCGTCCGCATCAGCCAACTTTGACACATTGCCTTTTGGAAACTGAGTACTATATTCAGCATACAACTTCCTTGCTTCCTTTAGCTTGCCTAATTGGTTTATGTCTCCACGAATTAAACCATCAGAAATCGAATCATCTAGCCAATTGTCAAATTCTTTAATTATTGCAGATACATTTCCCCTATCAGTATCATTTGCACCCGCCTTATAAAACTCATTTAGTTTTTTTCTAGTTGTTTCAATTGTTTTTAAACTTATGTCAGTTACATTTGCTTTTCCAGTTTTTGGAATAATTGTTTGTATTTCTGATATTGCACTTTTTGATGCTGGCGTTAATGTAGGATCAAGAACCCTATCTTTTAACGCACCTCTTACTCTAGATTCCAGAGGATCAACCGCTTCATTTAAAAATCTTAATGCAGTTGGATCAACGGCCTCGTACGCTGTTTTATAACCTGACTTTAATTCTTGTTGCTTATTTCTAATAAGCTCATACAATCTTCCACCAACTTCTTCAGGCGCAGTTGTTATTTGAGATACAGCAAACCCTTTTTGCTTAGATTCCAAATCTTTTAAAACTTCTATTTTTTGCTTTTCATCAAATCTTGCTAGTATCTTCTGAGCAAAAGAACCCCTAGCAGCGTTTCTCATGGCTTCTTCTTCTGCTAGTTGAGCTATATCTCCGGTTGACTGACCAATAGTTAATGGGAAATTAACATCTGCTATATTTGCTCCAGCAGTTACGCTTTTTGCTTCTCTTGCAAATTTACCACCAAGTTGTTGATAGGCTTCAGCAATTGATTGTTGACCTTTAGCACCAAAATCAGCCAAATTGATACCAGCCGCATTTAAGGCTGCTCTAAATTCACCGCTGATGTTTCCAGTCGCATCCATAATAGGCCTACGATTTCTTAAGTAAGCACTAAGCACATCGCCAACAACTTGTCCACCAGCACCAAATGCAGACTCTAACCCTACTTGAGCAACATTAAACGGCTGAGTGCTACCTAATGCTTGTGATGCCAACTGAGAACTAGACCCAATAACTCCTGTTGCTGTACCAGCTATTGCTGCCCTTCCACCAGTTGTTAGACCAAGTTGCGCTAACTTTCCTGCTGGCAAGAATTTAAACAGATCGCCAACAAATCCAACGACATCTGTACCAGATAGACCGGGCTTATTAAGATAGTAAGGCTTATTATCAACAATTAAAAAAGGGTTTCCTTCTTGGTCAATTCCCGGCTGTGATCCCGGTATATTTTTAACCATTATGTCTTGCAATGCCTTTGGGTCAGTTGTTGACATAACCCCTAAAAATGGCATGAAAGACTCAGTAAGACCTAATGGCGCACTTACTATTTCTGGAGTGCGTTTGTTGGGCATAGGGAATTCTGTAAGCCCTACTGATGTAGCACTTACAGGCGCAGCATTAGCTGGATTTACATCCAAATTCCTAAATGGATCGTAATCAACAGGTTTTCCAATTTTAGGTGGCATTATGTCTCACCTCAATCTTCATAAGGATAAGTTTTACCATTAGGCGCAGTATAGTAATAACCCTGCACTCCATTTCGATCTACCCCCAATCTTATAGTTGTCCTTTTGCCATTTATTGTGACAATTCTATTTTTAGGTAATTGAATTGTGCTAAATGGGTCTTGAACATCTACTTCAGGGTCTGGAGATTCCAAAGCAACAGCATAATTTCTATACTGTTTAATTACAGGTTCAACTGACTTTTTCTTATTTTGCATCAAAGAATAAGCCATCGCATTTAAATCTTGTCGCTGATCGTCAGACAAAATCCTAGAGTTAATAAATTGTTGATGAATACTTTTTAATTTGTCTGGTATGCTTTTTTGACCTGCAATAGTACCAATATCTCCTTGCTGAACAGCACCGCCCGGATCAAGCATCTTAGCCATACTATAAATAAGTACAGCATCAGACGCTCCACCAGCAGCCGGATTATTGTATGCCTGAACAAAGTTGTTAAATCTAGTGGCAACTTCAAATGACTCAGAAACATTTTTATTTTGAACATATCTAGCTGAATTCTCGCTCAATGCTTGTGCGCGTTTTGCTGGATCAGTTAGATTTATTATGTTTTGTGGTCTACCTTCTCTAGTTTTCTTTAGTGCTGCTGCTATTAGTGTAGGATCAAGTGTTTGTTTTATTTTTTCATCTTCTGCAAGAATATTTTGAATTTCTGAGTTAATTTGATCCTTAGTTAATTTGCTTGCTCTATCAATAAGACTGTTTACCCTTGTCTGAAGGGTTGGGTAAACACCTTTAAACTGTTGTGGCAAACCAGCAATAAGTTCTTCTCTCTGACGCTCAACAGAGACGCCAGTATTAGGAATTAAAGAAGGAATGTTGTCTATTATTTGCCATTTTCCTAGTTTTGGATCAAGACCATAAGATATGGCCTCAGCATCTGGAAGAACACGTTTGCCGCCTAAATCTGCAAGCAACCCTCTAGTCGTTGACCAAGCCTTGTTATCTCTAAAGAAAATCTGTTCTTTAGGGTCAAGTCTGTCTGCTTCTTCTTTAGCAAAAGTTGCAGCTCCTGTATCGTTATTATCTAAAGCAATAGCAGCTATTCGCCTTAGCCTTGCAGCCTCAGCTTTATTCTGAGGACTTACGCCAGCAAAGAATGGAACTGCCTGTGGAATAGCTGATACAGAAGCACTAGGCGCAACAGGAGCAGCGGTAGTAACAGGAGTAGCAGGAGTAGTTACGACTGGAGCAGGAGTAGTTTGAGAAAATATGCCACGTACAACAGGTGACGCAGCCATATCAGCACTTCCATAGCCGCCACCAACAAACCCACCACCAGAGATAAGACCAGCAGGAGCCTCAGCGATAGGTGCAGGAGCCGGTGCAGGTACAGGAGCAGGTGCAGGTGCGGATACAGGAGCCGGTGCAGGTACAGGAGCCGCTTGGCTAGAAGGTACATTTAGTCCGTACGTCTGCATACGTCGACGAGCAGATACCTGCTTAACAAATTCCTCTGGACTTACAGAAGCCAGATAAGCCAAGTCAGGATTAGCCTCAGCCAATTTTTGCAATCCTTCTAGTTGACGCTTGGACTGCTGTAGCTTCATTACGTTAGCCATCTGGTTAATGCCAGATTCATACGTCTGAGCAGCACCACCATAACCAGCCGCTAGAGCAGTCAAGACGTTCTGTAGCGCAGATCGACGATAACCTTGCGGACTCATGCCCTGAGCCAAAGCAGCACCAGCACTCAGCAATCCACCTAAGTTAGCGCGTCTTTCTAAAGCAATGCGATCTTTTGGATCGGTTAGTAGACCCTGATACATAGACGGTGTACCAGTAAATATCGGTGGTAGGAAATCTTCAATAGCCATACGTCACCTTAGATCAGACTAATTCTTGGGCTACCCATTGCGACCTGTGTAGGCTGTTCCATCTGGAATTGCTGACCACGCGCTAACCCCGGTGGAGGAGCCATCTCAGGAGGAGGAGGAGGAGTTACTGCACTTTGTAACGCACCCAATCCAACTTGAGTAGCTATAGGATTTTGTCTAGCAAATGTATTTAATGCACCAAGATCACTTTTCAAAGCACTCATTCCACCAGCCAATTGATTGCCAATCGTTACAGGTGCAGTCGTTGAGCCAATAAGGCCTGTAGTGCCACCTGTAGCCGCATAAGTAGGCATCGTAGGATTGGCAAAAACAGTACTAGCACCCGGAGCTATTGCCGAGGCTGGTGTCGCAGCAGCACCTACCGCGCTAGTTCCCATACCAGCAGTACCCATCAAGGCAGGATTAGCCCCAGTCATTGCAGCAGTAGACGCAGTATTGCTAGCAGTCAAAGCACCTTTAGCAAACGAACCACCAAAGCCACCTAGCGCACCACCCATTAGCGCACCCTGTAATGGATTACGACGATTGGTCATAGCCCCAACACCAGCACCAATCATTGCCATAGTTACCGGATCACCCATTATTTGCCTCCAGACGGTGTAGACGTTGACATAGAAGTTGTCTCCAAAGGCGCACCATAAACAACTTGAGCAGCACGTTGCAATCTTTGTAACGGTATGTCTTGAGCAGCCAATCGACCTTGGATAGCCTGTTGCTCGTAGCCTTCTCTAGCCTGACCAACCTGTAGCAGTCGCTGTAGATCAGCATAATCAGCAGAAGACATTGTCGGGGCGTTCTGAGCAGCCGCCACCTGTCTAGCCCTCTCAGCCTCAGCCGAGGAATACGCTAGTTCGCCGCCTCGTTCCATTAATGCACGAGCAAAGATGTCTTGAGCCTTACCAGCCTGTTGACCCATTGCAGCCGAGCCATAACGACCAGCCGAGGAAGCCCTAGACTGTAGGTCTTGGATATTCTGGGTATAACGCTCACCAGCTAGACGATTCGCTTGCTCTAAAGCACCGCCTAAAAACGGATTAACGCCACGACCTTCAATGGTGGCTAACTGTTCAGCCTGAGCAGCACGGAGTAGCGGAGAACCGCCTATAGCTCGTTGTTGAGCCATCTGTAGGGCTTGCTGAGTAGCCTCTGATGGAGCTACTGCCAAGGTCTCAGGAGCCGATGGCATACCCTGATAAAGCCTCTGAGACTCACCTAGCGTATAAGTGATATAAGGCTTAAATGCCGGATCGATTTGCGTTCTTGATGTTTGCGTTTGACCGCCGCCACCACCACCCATATTAAACCTCGCTTATCCACTTTCTAGGCCTGAAACCATAAGCCTTAGCCCTACGATCCCATCCCGGTCTATGACTCGTAAATGTTAGGTATTTGTTACCACATTCACTTGCCATATTTTTGATGAATTGTAAACCTTTTTGCACCATCTGATAATCATTTTCTAACGTCCAAGCACACCAGATATGGAGTTCTTCCCCCAATGGTTGCAAAATAAAAAACGCTTTGAAATGGTTATCCTCTAGTCCAACCCATAGGCCAGATTTCTGATTCCAGCAGTCCGTGTACACATCCTCCACGATCCAACTTTCAGAACTGACACTCTTAATTTTGTCTAACCCCGGCTTGACGCTCATCCACCACTTTCTGAGTTGGTCAGGCTCGATATATTTCCATTCTGTCATCCGACGATTATGTATCCGTAAGTTTTGTCAGCCGTACTATTAGCCCAATGACTAATGGTTGCCTGACCTTGTTGTTGAGTAGAAACGTATAAGTTCGTTGTAGCCGATGGTGCAAGGTAAGACATCGTAATGATAGTTGATGGCGTTGCTGGTCTAGTTGGACTCGTATCAGTCGGGTATTGTTCCAAAGAAACGTCAGTATTACTAACTCGCCACATTACCTCAACATAGTCATTAGCGTTCATTTCCAGAACGTAATTCATCGCAGCGATCAGGTGGCTAGGATCACCCGTATTCTTCCTTGCTGGCAAGTAAAACTTACTATTAGAACTAGCTACGTTAGTTCCATTCTTACGGAACCAAATATCTACGTCCTGACCATCGTTTGACGTATTCTTAAATTGAAACGAGAACTGAATGTTGTAAATCCCATAATTCCTGACGTTTAGTCTAGAACTATCGGAAACGTAAACTCCATTGGAATAATCTGTTGTATTAAACGTAATCGCATAGGCCGTTGTGGTGTTAGCCGCTGTCTGGTCTGTGGAGTCCTGAAACGCCCCATAGGGAGCCGAATCAGCCTCAGCAGCCGCAGATACAGGGACGAAGAAAATCAGGCTCTCAAAGCCTATACGCTCATCAAATAGGGTAGTTGTAACCGCATTGCCAGTCGCTAGGGTAATTAGACCTGTGTTATTAGTCTTTCCGTCCATAATGCCACGAACGACTTCAGCAACAGCCCTCTGATCCCCTCCAAATGGCGGTAATGTACGAAATTGCCTCATCGAGTACCCTGCTTGACTACTTCTACGTCAATTCCTACCGCTGTTTCCCAGTTATCCCCTGTCGGAGTCAGTCTTAGACGATGATATTCACCGTTAGAACGGATGGAAACACGGTTTTCAGCATCAGCAGCTACGTTAGAGCCAAATTCAACCACTTCATTAAGCAAATCACGGCTAGAAATCGCTACAGACCCGCTTCCACCGTCCACAGTTGGCCTTACCAAAGTCACCGTAGACCGTCCAATGGCTACATCGCCTGTCGTAATGTTTGCTGTCTTAGGCTGACCAGAGAAAGCAATAATCTTAGCCCCAGAAACACCCGCAAAAAGTAGCTGACCACCAGCAAATACCCGTGAATCCAGAGGGATCTCTAGTGCATCAATACTCGAATTGTAGTTATCTACCTGCTCTAACGTCGCTGAAGGCGTTAGCACAAAGGAAATAGAATTAGCTGTAGTGTCTGTGTATGACCAACGATCCAAATTGATCGAATAAACCAACAGATTTTTACCACCGAAAGAGTTATTGAATTTCCAGATAACTAACTTTCGGATAGGGTCAACTGTGGCTGACATTCCTGTAGATATTTCGCCCGGAATTACATGGTTAAAAAACCATCTATTGACCTTCTCAGCACCGATAGATTTTACTGATTGACCGTCACAGGAATAAAACCCGTCATCAGCTAGGAAATACGTGATACCGCCATATTGAGCAATTGAGCCATTAGAGATACATCCCAAAGACCT